TCAATTACCAAAGAAGCTGAGGTATATAATATTTCAATTTCAGCAGTCTCAATTGATATATTGTCCTTAGGGAAATCAAATTGCCCTGAAGTAGTTATAAATCCTGTATCATAAGTATTACCATCATATGTAACAATGATATTAAAAGGGTCTCCTGAGTTTGATATTACATTCCAAGTTATTATAGAATCTCCCACAAATGGTCCTAAATCAACGCAATAATTAAATGACGTTTCATTATAAGGAGCACTGTTGGTTAAATTTAATGTCTGAGATGTTCCGCATTCAAGACATTGTTCATCAGCAGGGATTAGTATATCGTTAGTAGTAAGAACATACTCATTCATATATGGGTCATATCCTCCAAGTTTCTGAGTATTAAATGACACATTAAATTCATCTCTAAACCAAGTCCTCATATTGGCTTCTGATATTATTACCAATTGGTCTTGCTGCATTGAATCCCCTTTTATATTAAGCACAGCCCCACGTTTTACGTCTGTAAAATACCTATTATACCCCCACTGAACATAACTCTCAGGATTAAAGCTAATACCGTATTTCTCGACACGTGCAATCTGTGTACCTAATACCTCAGGTACAGATGTAATTACACCGCCTGCAGCAGAATCTGACAATAAGTTTTTCCCTGCAAGTACATAAGATATTTTATCTTCTTGCAAAACAAGAACGTCTGTCTCTCTTCCATCCATTATAAAGATTGGACCAAAAGAAGTCTCTAAGTTTTTGTAGTTTAATAAACCTAAGTTAAACTCATTAAGTTCATTTACGTTTGTCTCCGCATTGTAAACGCCACTATAAGTAATATCAGCAAATCTGTCTGCCTCTTTATAGTCTTGAGCAGATACAGTTGTAACTCTTTCCCCAAGATTAAAATATTTACCAACCAAAGAATCTCTTACTTTATAACTTTCCGCTCCATTTCCAAATGCAAAACAATTAAAAAACATTGTGTCTATAATTGCAGGTGTATTTGTTGCGATGTCTTGGTTTTGGATATTTCCCATATGATTGCCATCTACATCAATAGCAAATGATAAGTTGTTCTCAAAAAAAACGTCAGGTAATGCGTCAGTTGGCTCTGTTTCAAAAATAATTGTATCAATTGCACGAAAAACTTCTATATCAGCAGTTACACAATATTTTCTTGAGTTTGGATACCCCGCACCTGTACAGCTTTTACCTGTACTTGCTTGAAGGATTAACCGGTTGTTAACCAAGTTTCTATAAAACTGAAGATACATTGTCTCAAAATCGTAACTTGTAAGTACAGCATTTGTTGGTAAATATACTACTTCTGTACTTCCGTCTTTCGATGTCCCTGTATTAACAGTTAACCCAATATTATCTCCATTCCACCAATCTTCCATATTATCATAAGAAGCAGATGAAACATATTGTTTTTCTAATAAATATCCTCTGTGTTCACAAGATTGACCAACACCTCCACGTTCCCAATCTATTTTTAAATTTATTCTACTCCCTGCAGGAACGCTATAATCAATATACATTCCCGGATTAACAGTGTCTACAATATTCATTGGATATTCCAATGGTGGTCCATCAAGAGGCAAATAATTACCACCTTTTGGGGCACAAGCCTGTTGTTGTCCCGCAGCAATAGTTGCAAGAGGGTCAATAACAGCAGAAAAACTATTTGGATTTATTTTTATATAAACTCCTGCAGGTACTGATACATTTTCTATAGGAGTAATAAATGCCGATGCTTTGGATTCTTTTAATAATACTGTAGCATAAGCACAATTCATAACAGGACCTGAAGTATCTGATTTTACAATTAATCTATCTCCTACTTCTACTTTTTTAGTATTTTCTCCTTCAAGATAAAACCATACTTCATTAGTATCAGGGTCTGTAAAAAACAAATTTGTATAAATCACTTCATATCCTTCCGCATCAGGTTTTATAACAAACTTATATCGAGAAGCCCAATAAGGGGCACGCTGTGCTATTGGTATTTGTACTTGAATACTATTTTTATTTGCAGAATATCCGCAAGGAACATATTGAGTATTATTTGGACTAACTAAAGCTGTTGATGCTCTATTGAAATCATCCATATAAACAATACCAATCTCATAACCTCTATTACTATGCAAACTTTGAGGGTTTGCTATTTCTTGAAATGTAGCATCAGCAAATACAAAAGAATAATATTCGTAAACACTTTGTGTTGGAGTAATAGTATTATTTACAAATTGCATTGCAATAAATTGAAACCCAATTTCTGTACTTGCCGGAGATGCAATTATTGTAATTGGCTGCCCTGTTATACTTACACCACTTGCAAATTTTTGTAAAGCATCTAAGTTGTTTGGTATAATACAGTTTAAAGCATCCGTGAATGTAGTTCCATCACAAGATGTTTCAACTCCCGGAACCCCTGAATAAACAGGCTTAATATTTCCAAAAGGTAATGCAGTTCCTACTGCTGCCTGAAATTCAGGGCTTACTGCCATTTGATAAACAGAAGTATAATTAGTTGATAAGTAAAAAGAAAAATCAATAGAGATATTATCTGTTGTTTCTGCAGGATATGGCAAATCTCCACTAAATGCTTCGTGGGTAAAAATTATCTGTATGTTTAAAGCGGCTCCTTCAACTAACGCAAGCCCACTTAAATCAACTGTTAGGATTGAATTGGGGATAACTTGAGGACCATCAATATTATAATTTCCGGTTATTGTAGAATCAGGAACAATAGAAGTTCCTATTGCTTCTGTAATTATATTTGTAGTATATTCTAATTTTAATGGACTACCAAACTTATCAATTAAATTATATCCTTCAACATAATTTCCATACATAAGCCTATTACCCATAATTGTTTGAGCCTGTGCAAATCTTGGAACATTATCATACAATCTAAGCAACTCTGATGAGTTCAAGATTGTAAATATTTTACTGTTACTAAAAATATAGGTATAATCTGTATTATCAGCAAGACCTAAGTTCTGCTTGTTTAACTTCTCAATTACTTTAATAATATTATTTGCAGACTGCTTAAATAATAAGTCAATACCAATTACAAGGTTGCCTCCTGAATTATATGTAACATTAGCTGTGTTACAAAGGTTTACCATTCCCTCATTAAGCATACTATTTACGCTAAATTCAAAAGGATTTGGCACAAATGAAACTTGAGACCACTGAGACGTAGCAGAATATTCTCCATCAATATATTTATATCTATAAGCAAAAGATATGAATCGTGTATCCATATAATTCTCTTGACCATTAGATACAATAGGAACTACTGTAGGAGATTCAATTGGTGGCTTTTTAATTACCAATAATTGTTCTGCATCAATACTATCTATTAATCCAATTGGATTAGGGTAATTCCTGTTTGTATTTATGAAACGTGGAGGATTGTAATCATCAGTAAAAAATAACAAGTCTTCAATAATATTAACTCCTGTAATCAAATACTTCTCATTGAAATTTAAAGTAGACTGAATACCACTCCCATCATTAACACTAATAACGTGATAAGTTAGTATGTTTGTTAATACGTTAAATGAAACAATTAAATCACAAATGCCTGTAGCCCCAACAGAAAAAGTACTATCGTGTACAAACCAATACACCGTCTCATTAGCACTGTCTTCAATAGCCCCAATACATCTTGCATTTACGCTAAGCTGCACGCCATTTGGACCAAAAAGAGACGTAAGAGGAAGATTCCCCTTGGTATTTTCTATCACACCAATTTCAGACTTTTCTGTAGAACCCATTCTGACGTTCATAGCATCAATATATTCCCCATCAGGTAAAACCCGTTGGTCAAATACCTTATTCATCCTTCCGGCTATGAAATTTCTTGTGACTTTTGTCATATTATTTAATTATCTTGTCCATCCCTCTAAGATTCATTAAAAGTCTTCCGGGATGTATGTTACTGATTCTGATTTTTGCATTACGAAGTAACGCTTGTCTTTCTTTACGTGCTCTATTAATTATATATTCTTGAACTCCAAATTTAGAATTTAATATTTCAAATTTAATAGCTGCATATATATATTGTTCAAATAGTTTGTTAACAGTAACTCTTGATGTATCTCCATTCTCCATACCATCAGATACATACTCAAGAATACAAGACTCATTTGACATTGAAGAATCAAAATTTATAACTCCTCTTTTCTTGTCTATATTAAAAGTAGGATTAAAGTTAGCAGTTTCTGTATTTAACCCAAAAGCTGCACCAATTTCATTTTGAAAATACCACATCCCATCAATATTCCACCCATATTGCCCATCGAATTGATTTCCTTGATTTAAGTAAATGCTTTTCTTTAATCCCATTAATCTATTTAAGTCAATCTCAGAGTTTTGAGGTTGAAGTATCCCACCATTTTGGTCGAATAGTATCATCCCGGTATTATCTTGAAGATAAGCATTAGAAGAAATTGTTTGAATATTTTCCGTTAATGGTCTCAACCATCCGTCTTTATACAACGATATTCTAACCCAATTAACGTAGTCAGATGGTAGAATGTAAATTAAAGACTCAGGAACAGTTAATTGCAATACTTTTATTTCTTTGAAAGCATCGTAATTTAACTCTTGAATAGCACGTTTTGCGTGAAATAATATCTTGTATCGCTCCTCATTATTTACCAATGAATGGTTGCCTGAATACATCAATAAAAAGTTGTTTACAACATCTTGTAAGCTAACATATTGATAAGACCCCCAATTCGTATCTATTGGATTAACTCCATTATTTTCGTAATACTGATATTGTGAAATATAAGCCATATTCTTTTAATTTTATTGTTGCATACTGAATGACGGTTGCTCGTGTTGTTCTTGACCCATTGCGTATTGAGTAACTTCTATCTCACGAATTGAAATACCACAATATTGACAAATCTTCATAACTAATTTATAAGCATCTTCATTTGGTAATTCAAAGTCTTGATAATCTACTTGTGATTGGTCAAATACAGGCTCTCCTGCTGCCAATGAAATATAAGTCCATTTTGGAGTCTTAGGATACCTAAAGTAATCACATCTAACTGCCCCATATCCTAATATAGTAGTAGGATATAATGACATATACTCTGCTATGTTTGTATAAGCAGGATATATTAAAGACGGTGTTGTAAGAAGAGAATTTTCAAGTAAAAGTATTTTACTATTTGAAACCTTTTCGGCTTCTGAATAATCTGCTGCTGAATATATTATATATTCTTCTCCAAATAAAGGGTTTTGAAATATATTGTCATTTAAAAACAACTCATCAACATTGACAGAAATACTTTCAACAGTTGTACTTTGAAATGTACTTGCATTTACAACTATATCTCCTACTTGAACACCTAATGCAGGGAAATCTGCCAAAGAATCAATCAACATAAAGTTAGATTGAGAAGTATTTGTTCCGTTAGTTAATTTTGTAGTATATACAATTATTTTATTAATCATATATGCTGTATTACCTACAGTGGTTACTGAAGGAACGAAGTAATTATTTAAAACATTTCCGGAAGCCGTTAGTTTTGGTACAAGGAAATCATTAAGTAAAAAATTCTCTAATACCTCCGCCAATGGCTTGCTAATGTCTGCATAATCAGAACCTGATGCACGTCCATTTTCTGCATTCATTGTTTTATTAAAATTACTATAATATTCCTCGTACATCTCCATTTGTGCGTTTTTTGCATACAAATTGAAATCAGATGGAGAAATATATCCATAATTATTTTTATTAAGAATGGACAAAACTGTATTTCTTACCTCATTTATCATTTATCCAATATTTTTTTACAAATATACAAAAAAAAGAGGGCACAATTTTGTACCCTCATTTCATCATTAATCAGAACACAATCAAAGAATCGACTATTTTAATGTTGTTTCTAACATTTGCAATGCATCAAGACCTTCGTCACTTTTTAGAAAGAATGCTACTGTATCATTAGGATTTTCTCCAAATGGAACAGATAACATTTTTTTCTTGTTTGTTGCAGTGTTATACCAAACCTCTTTGTCATTGTTTCGTAAAGCTAATAGTTTACTTTCAAAAAATAAACTAATTTTAGCTTGAAATTTAAGTTCAGGGTCATTTAATATGTTAAGGAACTCTTTTGGCTCTGTTTTAGCAAATACCAAAATATCTCTTTTTAATTCCGGAGTTGAAATTGTTGATGGGTCTTTCCCAAACATAACACGAGTTAGCATCTCAATTTGCTCAATACTAAGCTGACGAGCCTCTACTAATGCTTCTACTTCTATGTTTAAATCCTCTACTTCAGCAGCCGCATCTTTTTCTTTATCTACCTCTGTGAAAATAGTTCCATTCAAAGGATGATAGTGTAAGAAGGATTGTAAAACAGGGTTCTGTCTTGGGACTCTAAGAAGTCCATCTTCAAAAATTACAGGCTCAACAATTGCATTACCATCTTGGTCGTCCTCAAAAGGAGACTTTTGATTTTTTGCATATCTAAGAGCACGATTTACATTGTTTTTTTCATCGTACCACATAAGCGGAAACCGAGGATGGTTTCTTGAAGCTAAAGTGTATGATAATGGGTTCCCAATCATTAATCGGTAAACCTTGTCTACAGGAGTGTTATTATTTTTTGCCATTTTATTTAAGATTTAATTTAATTTAAAAAAAGGAGAGTGTCTTTGAAGACACCCTCCCCTATATTTACCACCTATTAACCAAAACGGAATAATACGAAGTTGTTTGCACCTAAAGTACATACACAACGCTCAGAAAGGAAGTTAACCTCCATTGCATCTAAGTCGCTTGTTTGTGCCCCACCGGCAGAACCTGTAATCCAAGTCTTGTAACGTCTGTCTTCTGCTTCAGAAGCACGGTAACGAACGTGTAAGAATGGACGCTTAGCGTTCTTTCCCATAATTTGGTCATACACTGAAGTAGAACCTGCAGGAACCATAAGACCTGTGATTGTACCTGTTGCAGTAGCAAGTGTTTGGCTAAGACCACCACGCATAGTTGGGTCATTTAAGTATTTCCAATCAGATTTGTAGAAATCATAACCTCTACGGAATCCTGTGAAACCTAAATTTAACGCCATATTTACGTCATTGTCAAATAAACCAAATGAAGCTGACTGAGCAACACCACCTGAAGTGTAACCGTTTAATGTTGCTAACATATTGTCGATGTCAAAAGACAATCCACGGTTAACAAACACTACGTTTTCTTCGATAGCACCTTGTTTGTCTAAACGAGAAACGATTGTATCCCAATCAGTAAGTGTTGTTGGTGTACCTGCACCCCATACATTACCTCTGTCGTTTACAACATAGAAGATACCTTGTGAACCGATGAATCCTGCTGCATTAGCACCTGAACCTGCTACAGCAGGAACAGCTTCAATCATTGCAGTCTCAAGATAATCTTCAAAACGAAGACGAGTCTCGTGCTCTGATTTCAAATACCAAAGGTATCCTGTAGCACCATTCTCGGTAGTTACTTCAACCCATCCGATTTGAGCCATATCTGAACCATTAACCGCATATTTATCTTTTATGATAATAGGGTTGTTAGTGTAGATGTCATCTTCAGATTCTAAAGAACCAACCATTCCGTTTGTTCCTTTCTTAAACTCAGAACCATAGATAAATACTGTACACTGAACAGCCGCAGCAAATGCTTGACCTGTACTTTCATAGAAAGCTACAGTGAAAGTAGTTGCAGAAGGAACAGCAGTAACGATTCCTTTGTTGAAAACACCTGAAGCGTTTGTCTGAATCATTACAGTTTGTCCTATACGGATTGCAATGTAAGTAACACCTGCATCAGCTACAGTAAAAGTTGCAGTTGCAGAAGCTGCTGCTGCTGCTGAAGTAACCTGAGTGTACTTGATGTGTAAACGACCTTGCTCTGCCCATTTAATTTGGTCAGAGTTAGAAGGCATCTCTGCTCCTACCATACGTAAGAAAGATGCAATTGTACGATTACCATAACGCTCAAATTCTTTCTCATAAGTATCAGGAAGATACTGATTCAAGAAGTTGAAGTTAGTAATGTAGTTTGTTTGTAACGCTACCTGTTCTGCTGACGGTTGCAGAGCAAAGGTTGGCGTTGATAATAATGAACCTGCCATTTTTTTTAGTTTTAAATTGTTTTAAATACGTTTTATGCTACGAATTTTAAGACTCCTTCCTGAGTCAGGGTTCATAGCCTTTACCTGCATCCCATCATTGGTTTTTGAAACTTCAGGTGCTCTAC